TTTAAACAAGGATTTAGATATTTATAACCGTAAAATAGTTACTCTTTTTAAATTAAAGGTGTAAAAAAAAAATAATAAAAATTTTATGAATGAAAAAAAATATAGATATCCTGAAAGACAAAAAATATATTATAAAAATTTACCAGAACAAAAAAAATTAGAAAATTTTGAAAGAGCAAAAAAAAGATTAAATGATAATGAAATTTTTTTTATGAAAAGCAGATTTAATAGAATAAAAAGTCAAGAAAAACACTCTAAATCAAAATATGATAATAAAATATATAAGTGTTGTTTTTCTTTTGAAGAATTTTTAAAAACTTGGGAAGCTCATAAAATAGATCATGGTGGAATTTTTTGTGCTATTACTGGTGAGCCAATGACTATGATTGGTTTAAATAACAAAAATGAAAAATATAAAAGAAATTGGTCTAATGTAAGCGTAGATAGAATTGATTCAAGTAAACCATATACAATTCAAAATATTATTTTTATTAAATGGGATGTGAATAGATCTAAAGGAGATTTATCTATAAAACATATGAAAAAAATATTAAATTTGTATAATAAAAGATTTTTTAATTAAAATTTTTTTTCGAATGCACTATGGATATAGAGAAGTTAAAAAAGTTTGAGAAGCTACCACCTGATATAAAAAGACAATTAGCTATTTATATGGCTAAGTGGAAAGATAAGAAAAAACAAGCAGATATTAAAAATGACTTCATGGCTTTTGTTAAACATGTATGGCCAGATTTTATAGAAGGTAAACACCATAAAGAAGTTGCAGAAAAATTTAATCAGATTGCTCAAGGTAAAACAAAAAGAGTAATTATCAATATGGCACCTAGACATACTAAATCTGAATTTGCATCTTACTTGTTACCCGCTTGGATGGTAGGTCGTAATCCTAAATTAAAAATTATTCAATCAACTAACACAACTGAATTATCTGTAAGGTTTGGTCGTAAAGCAAAAGCTTTAATGGATACACCTGAGTATAAAGAAGTTTTTGAAACTAGATTAAACCCTGATTCCCAGGCCGCTGGTAAATGGGAAACAGAACAAGGTGGAGAATATTACGCTGCCGGTGTTGGTTCTGCAATTACTGGAAGGGGTGCGGATCTTTTAATTATTGATGATCCACACACTGAACAAGATGCAATGAATGCTCAAGCTTTGGAGCGAACTTATGAATGGTATACATCCGGTCCTCGTCAACGTCTTCAACCTGGTGGAACAATTATTATTGTAATGACTAGATGGAATGAAAAAGATTTAACAGGAAGATTAATAAAAGCACAAAAAGAAAATAAAGCGGATCAATGGGAAGTTATAGAATTTCCTGCAATCTTACCTTCTGATAAACCCCTGTGGCCGGAATATTGGAAGCTAGAAGATCTGGAAGCAGTTAAAGCTTCGATCCCATTATCAAAATGGAATGCTCAGTATATGCAAAATCCAACTGGAGATGAAGGTGCTTTGATTAAAAGAGAATGGTGGAAAGATTGGGAAGGAGACATTCCACCTTTAGAACATGTCATACAATCTTATGATACTGCTTTCATGAAAAAAGAAACTGCCGACTACAGTGCCATTACTACTTGGGGTGTATTTCATCCAACTGAAGATAGTGGTCCTTGTTTAATTTTAGTAGATTGTCTAAAAGGAAGATATGAGTTTCCAGAACTAAGGCGAATTGCTCTTGAACAATATGGATACTGGAACCCGGAAACCGTAATCATTGAAGGCAAAGCTTCAGGGCTCCCACTTACTTATGAACTTAGAAAAATGGGAATACCAGTAATTAACTTTACACCGAGTAAAGGTAATGATAAACATACTAGAGTTAATTCTGTTTCTCCATTATTTGAAAGTGGTAAGATATATGCACCACTTGATATGGACTTTGCACAGGAAGTAATTGAAGAATGTGCAGCATTTCCTTATGGAGATCATGATGACTTGGTCGATTCTATGACTCAGGCGGTAATGAGATTTAGACAAGGAGGTCTAATTCAGCACCCAGATGATTATGAAGATGAGCCTTTACAAGCTAAACCAAAAGTGTATTATTAGTAATTATGGACAAACAAGCAATCGAAGATTTAGCAGCAGATATAGCAGATGATATGGGTTATGATTATTTTAATCTAAGTCCTAAAATGCAAGCTAAAATTTATAAAATCGCTATGGATGATTTTTCAGATATGATGGCTGATAAAGCTGACATGATGAGAAAGAATGAAGCAGCCGGAGGCATGATGCGTGCTAACTATGCAATGGGTTCAGAGGATCAGGCTTCAGGGATCAAGAGTCTTGAAGGAAGTAAAATGATGGCATCAGCTCCAGATCCAATGTCTGAGAAAAATGATATGTCTTTAGATTTATTTGGTAAGCCTTTAGAACTTTTAACTGAAGAAGAGATGTTTGAGTTAGAAGAAAAAATCGAAGATCAATTCGGTAAGAGAGATGCTCCATCAATTAAAATGGCTGAGAACGATTCAGCAATGGATGAATATAGAAAATATGTTTTCGAAATGAGAGAACAAGGATTTGAACCAGTTTCATTTAAACAATTCTTAGCTCAAATTTTATCAGAAGCCAGAGGTTAACATGGCTAAAGACATAGCGTCTTATTTCCTAGAACAAGGACAGCCAATTGTTCCTAAACCAAAACCAAAACAATATACGATAGCTAAAGAAAAATCTCAGACAGAAGAAGTATTAGATATTTTAAATACTAAAGCAGCGGCTACAATGCTTTCTCCAAGAACTTACACTAACCTAGTTGGACAAACTGCAAGAAAAGCATATGACCAACAAGATATATCTGCATCAGATTATTATGACATTGTCATGCCATTGTTTGGTGAGACTGGTGAAATGGTTACTGAAAAAATAAGACAGTATGATGCTGAACTAGATAGATATGCAGATGGGGGTAGAGTTAATTTTGATAAAGGAAATAGAAACCCTGGATTTAAAGGAGAAAGATATTCATTTCCTAAAGGTAAAGATAATCCTGGAGTAAGAGAAAATATAGAAAAAATAAATAAAGAAAAAAGAATAATTTTTGATGAAAAAAAATTAAGAGCCAAAGAGTTATTAGAAGAAGGTTATTCTAAAGCAAAAGCTTCTCAAATAATAAATGTAGAATACGGTGGAACTAGAAATCCTCAATCAGGTGCTGCTAAATATGTAACTGAAGCTGCCTCTGAATTAGAAAAAACAGGATTTAAAATACCACATGGTAATATAAATCCAGACAGCACTAGCAAAGCTGATGCAGCTAAAAAAAGAACAAATGTTACTAAAAAAACTAAACAAGCCGAAAGAAGATTTATGGAAACTAAAAAAGATATGGGTTTAGGTAAAACATTTGAAAATGCTCACACTGCAAATATATTTCAAGCAAAAGCATTAGGGGCAGAATATCCAGTAGATGCTTTAGCTCCACAAACTGTAAAACAAAATCAAGTTTACGCTGAAAAATTAAATGATGAATTGAAACCTTTTTATAAAGAACAACTAAAATTAAAAAGAGCTTTTGATAAAAATCCTACAAAAGAGCTATCAAAATTAATTGATATAAATAATACTGCCATACAAAATTTAGTTGCAAGTGGAGGTAAGCAAGGTAAAAAAGCAGCAAATCTTTTAAGAGGTTGGAACTTAGATGTTAGAACAGGAAAACCTTATTTACCAATGGGAGGATTTAATCCATTAAAATCTGTTGATAGAGGAATGACCGATAAAACTTTACAAAGTTTAAAAGCAAAGACACCTGACGACGTAGTAGCTAGAAAAAATTATGAAGAACTTTTAAAAGAGAAAGCAGGTAAATATGGTAAGTATGCTAAAGCAATTGCTAGACCTGTATTTAGAGCAGCAGCTCCTTTTATACCATTTGTAGGTACAGCAGGTATGGTTATGGGTGGTGCAGATGTAGCAAAAGCTTCTGAGTTTACACAAAAACCAGATGAACTTGCAGCAGCTTATTTATTAGGTCCTGAAGGAGCAAAAGGACTTGCTTCATTAAAAAATAAAGTTAGAGGTAAATCGGATGAGTTCGAAGAATTTGTACCCTAAAAAACACTTACTGCCACCTGAATCAGGACCCATGCCTCAGGGGTTGAATATTAATTATAATACTGTTAAAACAGTCAAACAATCTGGAGAAAAAATAAATGGCGGATATAGACAAAGCACTTCCCAACGAAGTAAGAAAAGAATTTAATTTACCTGGTGAAGAAGAAATTCAAGAACAGTTAGTTGAAGAAGTAATTGAAGAACAACAATCACCTGAAGCTGTCGACATTCAAGAAAATGAAGATGGTTCGGTTGATATTAATTTAGATCCTGCTGCAGCATCACCTGAAGGTGGTGATGAGCATTATTCAAACTTAGCAGAATTTTTACCTGACAATGTTTTAGGAGAATTATCTTCTGACTTAAATAACAAATACATGGACTATTCCTCTTCTAGAAAAGAATGGGAAAAAACTTATATACAAGGTTTAGACCTTTTAGGTTTTAAATACGATAATAGAACAGAACCTTTTCAAGGAGCTTCAGGTGCAACTCACCCAGTTCTTGCAGAAGCAGTTACTCAGTTTCAAGCATTAGCTTATAAAGAATTACTTCCAGCAGATGGACCAGTTAGAACTCAAGTTTTAGGAATGCCTACTCCTGATAAAACACAACAAGCAACTCGTGTTAAAGATTTTATGAATTATCAAATAATGGAAAAGATGAAAGAGTATGAACCAGAGTTTGATCAAATGTTATTTAATTTACCACTTGCAGGTTCTGCTTTCAAAAAAGTTTATTATGATGATATGGAACAAAGAGCAGTATCAAAATTTGTTCCTGCAGATGATTTAATTGTTCCGTACACAGCTACCTCATTAGATGATGCGGAAGCAATTATTCATCGAGTAAAAATTTCTGAAAACGATTTAAGAAAACAACAAGTAGCAGGTTTCTATAGAGAGGTAGAAATTGGAAAACCTCAAGACAAAGAAACAGAAGTTGATAGAAAAGAAAGAGAACTTGAAGGAGTTACAAAAACAAAAGACGAAGATGTATTTACATTATTAGAATGTCACGTTGATTTAGATTTAGAAGGTTTCGAAGATATGAATCAAGAGACTGGTGAGCCCTCAGGAATTAAGATTCCATACATAGTAACTTTCATAGAAGGATCTCATGAAATTTTATCTATTAGAAGAAACTATGAAATAGGTGATCCAATGAAAAGAAAAATACAATATTTCGTACACTTTAAATTTTTACCAGGACTTGGTTTTTATGGTTTTGGTTTAATTCACATGATCGGTGGATTATCAAGAACTGCAACTTCTGCATTAAGACAATTATTAGATGCAGGAACTTTATCTAATTTACCTGCAGGTTTTAAAATGCGTGGCATTAGAATTAGAGATGACGCACAATCAATTCAACCCGGTGAGTTTAGAGATGTAGATGCACCTGGTGGAAATTTAAGAGATTCATTTATGATGCTTCCGTTTAAAGAACCATCACAAACTTTATTAAGTTTGATGGGTATTGTAGTTCAAGCAGGTCAAAGATTTGCATCGATTGCAGATCTACAAGTTGGTGATGGCAATCAACAAGCAGCAGTAGGAACAACCGTTGCATTATTAGAACGTGGTTCAAGAACTATGTCTGCAATACACAAAAGAATTTACTCAGCTCTTAAAAATGAATTTAGAATTTTAGCTAGAGTATTCAAGTTATATCTACCACAAGAATATCCGTATGATGTCGTTGGGGGTCAAAAAATGATTATGCAATCTGATTTTGATGATAGAGTAGATATAGTGCCAGTTGCTGACCCTAACATTTTTTCTCAAACACAGCGTATTTCACTTGCGCAAACGGAACTCCAGCTGGCACAATCTAATCCACAAATGCACAATATGTATTCAGCTTACAGAAATATGTATGAAGCTTTAGGGGTAAAAGATATTGATCAAGTTTTAATTAGACCTCAACAACCAGCTCCAAAAGATCCAGCGTTAGAACATATTGATGCTTTAGGTGGAACACAGTTTCAAGCATTTCCAGGTCAAGATCACAGAGCACATATTACAGCTCACTTAAATTTTATGGCAACAAACATTGCAAGAAACAATCCAATGGTTAT